TCATAACCTTGCCAGTCATTTGGGTTAGGCTTATTTGCAAATAAACTTACTAAACTTTTTACAACATCAAAAGCTATATTTACCGGGTTTAAATTATCGCTATCGCTATCATTATCTTCTTCATCTTCTTGCTTACTTTTTGGTTTTGCAAAATTTTTAATTACGTCCATAATTCCACTCATAGCTGGTAAATCTTGAAGTGCAATAGTTGCTTTGTTAATTGCAACTTTATATTGTAATTCTTTACTAGATCCTGGTGTGATTACGCCAGCTTGCAAAAGTGTATCGCGATCGCGTACAAGTTTATCTCTATAAGCTGTTATTTCAGCGCGTTTATCGTTTGATGTGTAGCCTACGCCGCTTAGTGCAATTAGTGCCATTTTTATTTTTTTATCTTTATAAAAACTAGGTTGTCTTTTTTCGTTAAATCTTGCCAACACTGGATCAATCCAAATTTCCTTTTTTGTTCCAGGATACATAACAGCAAAAACGTGTTGCGGCTCCCTGGTACTGTCTTTATATCCAGCAAACCTAAACGCTAAAGGTGCTTCTAAAATACCTTTTCTTCGAAGCGAGTCTAAGACGCCTAGGCTGAATAAACTATAACTTTTACAGTCGGCCCCAGGTAACATTGCTATTATTGCTGAGGGTGATCGTAAGGTCTGCGTCGCAGTACTTTCGATGAAATAAGGAACGTTTGATTTTAAAAAGTTCCAAATATTTCGTGCCGTTTCAAGTTCACTTTCACCTACAAAATAATGACTTATTTTGTCATATTCTTTTTCATATTTATAGTGCGTGTCAACAATTCCGTCTATAATGTCGGTAACTGTTTGATCCGAACTAACTACCCTTTTATAATTTTTAAAAGGCGCCAGCTTTTCTAAAACTGCCGCTTTACTAACCATAAAAATTGTAATTTATGTCAAAAGGTAAAAAGATCCCGTCAACTGCTGCCGTTCCAGTCAATTTAAAATTGGCCGATTTCGTTCTAATTACCTCACTAATTGCATTTACAGCCCCGCTAAACGTCGTTACAGCTTGCAATGGTAAAACTACCTGGCTTTTGGCTTTTATGTCTAATTTTTGATTATAATATACATCAGCTATCTTTTGGCCACTGGCTAAAAATAGTTCTGCGTTAATATTTGAAATTGAAGTTGAAATATTGGTTGGGTTGTATATTGTTACGTCCAAATTGATTTCAGGGTTTAAAAAGCTACCGCCAATACGAATTTTAGTGATCAAGAAGCTAACCCCTTGACTAAAACGGTATTTTCCATAAATCCACCAAATTGCTGCGGCTCCGACTAGGACGCCCACCCATTTTTTAGCTGTCATACCTTACAAAGTTACGAAAAATTGTTCGAAAATCAAACAAAAAAATTTTTTTTAAAAATAGTGTGTGTTGGTTAAACTTTTAGTTTAAAATTTATTATCTTTGCGTACGCGTGAGCTAGCAAAGATAAAAATTAAACCACCTATTTTAAACCACCTAAACCGGTTTAAATTATTTTCTTTTCACCTTTAATTTAAACCACTTTATAAGCGATACATACCAGGCACAAAAAAACCAGCGCTTGGCTGGTCTTTTGGCGGCGTGCTGGGTTGCTGACTTTGTTTTAATTGTTCAACCAGACGCGGCAATAAAATCGTTTCGTTTTTTTATCGTATAAATTTACATAATGTCCGCCAAGTTTACGGGCAAAATCAATAAAGTTTTCAACTCGGTTTATATTTCGGTATTTTTTTGGTGTTATTTCTTTGTGATCCTCAAAAAAAATAATTGCTGTGTAATATTCCATTTTTGTTTATCTTTGTTGTGAAAGGAAAATAAAGCAGTTAATTAGGGTTAATTGTTTTGTCCAGGCGGTCAAATTTTTGGCCGCTTTTTTTTGCAACTAACTTTAAAAATTCTATGTCCTCGGGCTGTAATAATACGCCATTGTATTCTATACGCCAGTTAGCGCCTTTCTTTACTAATTTAAAATGTTTTTGCATTAACATATAGGCAATAAATCGTTTAGTATCTTTTCTCATATAGGTTTAATTCGTTTTTATAAATATACTTTTTATCGATCCAAATTTTGCATAATTGTTTAGCCCAGTTAGTACCTTTTGCGTTTTGTTCCTGGATCTCGGCAATTAGATCTTTGTACGCAATAGGGCCGTAAATAAGCTGATTTATTATGTTTTTGTGGTCAAGTTCTGTAAATTGTTTTGGGTGCTTAATTTCAGGCTTTTTGCTTTCACCTTCAATTTGTATTTGCTGCCAGTTACCGCCAATATTCATAAGTACGACTGGATCAAAATCTTCACTGGATCGTAAAAACCTAGGCTGTAAAGTAAAGGTCTTTTTGTCTTTGTCTTTTACCATTTCTAAGGTACTAGAAGCCCAGCGATCACAATTAGATCCTAGGTGTCCTAGTGTCTGCGCGCCTACGCCTTTACCCTGGTGTAATACTCCTACAAATAAACAGTTATAAACCTTTGTAAGACGTTTAAACCAGTTTACTAGCTTGCGGCTCTCTATTTCGCTGTTATAGTCAAAAATAAGATCTAAAAGGCCGTCAATAATAATAATTGGACAGTCCAGGTTATTTTCTAAATAGTTAACTATTAAGGCCCTTATTTCAGCCGGTCCGTCCTCTCGCACTGTAAAGCAGTCGCACCAGGGCGGCAAATTGTTTAAGTTGCTAAATTGCTTAATTCTGTTAACTTGTCTATAAAAGTCGTAATCGCTGCTCTCGGTGTCAAAATACGCAATTCTGCGCCTTCCTTCCGGGAAAGTAAATTTCATTGAAAATACTTCACCTGGTTGGAAAGCGCTTGCTATTGCGGCCGATAATATAGTGCTTTTCGCTGTTTTTGGAAGCCCCGAGATCACAATAAAATTTTGTAAAACTCCTATGGGCTTATTTTGAACGGTAAACACTACCTGGCTTTGTGAGGGGATATAGTCAGGTTTAAATTTTCTAGCTGCAAGTTTTTCTTCTAAAGTTAATTTGTTTTGTCCGTCTATCATTAGATCCTTTGTAATAAACCAATTAAAATGGCTGCAATAATTAGGGCTATTACAGCTTGAACATTGGGGCTACATCTCAATAACCTTAACATTATTTTCCTTTTCATTTTCTATTTTTTCTAGGGTTAAAAAATATTCGTTTGCTAATATTTCGCACTCTCTTAAAAGTGTGGATAGTCCTATTTTACTATGATTGTTTTGCATTTCTTTTGCGCAAAGGATCTGCAATAATACGTGTTCATATTTTGTCATACCAGGTATTGGGGCTACTAGGCGCCCAAATTGATCCTGGACTGGCATAACTGGAAAAGCTGGGGCGTTTTTATCTATTTTCATTTGATTAGTTTTTAATTTGTTAAATCTAATTTTGCAATAGCTTCTAAAATTTTATATTTTTTATCCATAAATAATTCATTATGTATTTCTAAAGTTTTTTTACATTCATAATGATTATATATTAATTCATTATTATGTTCTATTTCTAAATCAATTTTTTTAATTTGATCTTCTAATATTTTTATTACTTCTTCCATTTGTTTAGTTTTTAAAGTTCGTTATTAGGTTGTTTTTCAGTATATTCCTTAACTGCAATAGATAAATACTTATTGTTGTTTTTACTAATTTTTACCCAGCCAGCAATTTCATACATTTTGCCGTCTGCTTTAAAATAGCCCTGGTAATCGGGTTGCTTTTCGTTTTTTTTGTTTTCTACTTTGTTCATTGATCCGAAGCCGTCGGCTAGATCTTTTAAATAATCGTTTTTCATTTGTTTAGTTTTAATAAATTGATTAATCTGTATGTATAATAAAAAATATGTGAAGCTGCATAAGTTAAAATACAAACTGGTATAGATATTACAATAAAAAAGATTACTGCAATAAATCTTATTAATTTTCTTCGCATTGGAAACTGTTTTCTAGTCTTTTAATGTCGTACTGGTAATGCTCCAGGGCCGCGTCTATCAATATTCTAAGTTCAAAAGATAGATCAAACGGAACGTCATTTTCGTTTAATGATAAAAATTTACCACTTGTAGAATAGAAAAAAAATGTACATTGTTCGTACGGTGTAAGTGCGCGCAGTGCTTCTAGGCGCAAAATTTTAGATTGTAAGCTGGCTATTTCGCCCAGGATCTTACTGTCGGTTTTTAGGTGCATATTTAGGGTTTTTGTTTGTCGTTGGTAAAATTATAGTAAAAACGTTTAAACTACCAAATTTATTTTAATAGGGCATAAAAAAGCCCAACATTTATAAAATGTTAGGCTTAGTAGGTATTAAAGCGACCGACAATTAATGTTTAAAAAAGCCCAGTATTGAAATACCAGGCTTTTACTAATCCAAATCAAAATTTATAGAAACCAAACTTGCTTCCTTATGCTAAAAATAGTGCTTTTTCCTCACTTCTGCGCCTTACTAGGCCCGGTAAAACTACCTTTTGGCCGTTTACTGTGCCTTTATTCCAGCGGTCAAATTGGGCCGCTACTGTTTCTTTATCTGTGCCACTATTTAATAATCTTAAAAGTGTGCTTTCTCTAAAGGCGTCTATGCCAATATTATATACAAAACTTGTTAGGCTGTCTAATTGGTTTTGATTAATAGGCACTTTAACTAGGGCTTTGATCTGTGGCACTATCTTTTTTGTTTCTTTTCTAAGCCATTCTAGCGCTTTAGCCTGGGTAACGCTATCACCTAATTTTACTGGCCTTTTAGCGTCATAATTATAGGTACTTCCATAACCAACGGTTGGTTTACCTACTGGATCTATGTACGCGTTTAAGTACTTATTTATATCGTCGGCCTCAAACTTTTTAATAAGTTCTTCTGCCTTTGCTCCTATTGCCATTGTGCTGCTTAATAATATTAACGCCACAATTCCAATAACCAAGTATTTTTTAGCCTGGCTTGTCATTATGGACGGTTATTTAAGTTGATGTCGCTGTCTTTTGCTGCAAATAAACCTAGGCCGCTTAATATGGCTGTGATACCAGTTGCGACGTCGCCTTTAAATACAGTTGCTACGCCAGTAATAACTGCGCCTAGTCCAAATAAAGATGTTTTCCAGTTCTTAAACATATTGTTTTATTTACTTGTAAAAAAATCAAGTTTTGTTTCAATGCGGGCTAATCTATCAAGTATTTCTGTATTTGTATTATTGTGCCTGGATAAATCACGCTCAATTTTATCTAATCTATTTTTAGTCGTAAAATAAAAGCCACCACCAGCGGCAATAAAAACACATATACTAAATAACAGTTCTGTCGTCATTGCTTTCGTCTTTTAATATTTCCTTAGCTACTGC